AGACGGATCGTATGTTTTCGGGCGAGTAAGCAATAATGACTTTGGCTATTATCAGCACATCACAGTCATGGAAATCGCGGGGTAACGAGCAATGGCATTAACTAAACTCAATAACCAATCCATCGCCGCCCTGACTGATTTTAATCTGAGTACAGACGATCTTCCTGTAGGGTCTGTGTTGCAGGTTGTGTCTGCCGCGACTGGCGCGGACACTACATTTTCATCTACCTCCTACACGACCATGATAGGAGCGACTATTACGCCTACTGCTACAAGTAGTAAAATCTTAGTAATTTACAATATCAATTCAACTTGGAAGTCAGCCGCCGCAAATAATGATGAAGCAAATTGTTACTTACACAAGAATGGTACAGGTCTAATCCATTTAGATGGCATAACCCCATACAATCAGGCACTCATAGGTAACAGCGCGGGTTCCGTAGCGGGAACGTATTTGGACAGCCCAAATACAACATCCGCTACCACATACGATTTTAGGGTTTCTATGAGTAATGGCAGTCTTCGGGTTAATACTGAAGGTGGAACATCAGCAATGACGTTACTAGAAATCGCAGGATAACTAACTGGCTAATCTGAAAGGAGAAAACGAAGATGGCATCAGTAGCAGAAGCCCTATCTGAATTGGGCATCACAGAATGGGTTCTCCGTGGAGAGCCTACAACCGAAGCGGAGTTCAATGAAATGTTCCGCAAAGTAACAGGCGCAGACGCGAATGGCTCGGCCATTGAAAGTAGCGACCCCGCAGACTGGGGTACAACGTGGTCTGCCATCTCAACGAAGAAAGACGAACTGACAGCGGCAGAGCCGATGAAAGCTCTACGCGCTGAACGTGATCGTCGTCTGGCAGAAACAGATTGGCGTGCGTCTTCAGACCTAACACTATCCGCAGACTGGGCGACTTATCGCCAAGCACTGCGTGATGTGCCGTCGTCTGCGACCAGCCTTGACGATGTGACTTGGCCGACACCGCCGAGCGCATAACAATGGATATGCAGTACGACATTCTGTGGAGCGGCGCACTTACAGCGATCTTAGCCTTTCTGGGCTGGGTTATTCGTGGCTACGTCGAAGAGCAGAAGCGTCTGCAAATCTTGTTGAACCGCACGCGCGAAGAGATGGCCAAAGAGTACATCACTAAGTCTGAGGTTCACAATGACATCAATCGGGTGATGGATCGTCTGGATGCGCTAGACGCTAAAATCGACCGACTGATAGAAACCAGATAGGAGGTTCCCATTGTACAAAACAACGGCAACGCCGAGAAATATAACCCGAAAGGTACGGCAGTTCACACGTCGTATAAGGGTGGCAAGCAAGGTCATGGCGCAGTCATGGCTGGCAAAGCTGTGGTTCGCAAGGGCAAGAAGCAAAAACGCTCATGACACCACAAGCTCAACTCAAGGCGGTCGACGCCCTTATGAACTCTAAGGGCTGGAACGTCGTGCTTGAGATCATGCACGAAGAGATACTGGCGTCTGCAATGGCAATCGCCGAGACCCCGAACATGGAACTCGAAGAGATCAACTTCCGTCGTGGCTCTATCTGGGCCGCTAAACGGATGCTCGAACTGCCCGTTCGTCTGCGACAGAAACTGGAAGCGGAAGTCGCACTGTTAAATGTGGACGACAGTAACAGACGTAACGACGCATAGTAGACAAATCATCAACAGACCCCGCTTCGGCTGGGCAAGGAGAATAAAATGGCAACACCACAAGACCCCCAAGCAATGGCCGCGATGGTAGACGGCATCGCCTCTAAAGCAATGGGCGTAGACCCGGCACAGGCGCAACCAGCCCCTGAAGCCAAGACATCAGGCAAGGACAGTGCAGAAGGCCAAGCGGCTGAGAAAGGCTCTCCCGAAACTGAAGGCGATAAAGTTTCCGCTGAAGCAATTATTTATGAGGTAGACTTCGGCGACGGTAAAAATCGTCAATTAACACCTCAACAGATCAAATCCACATTCGAGCGTTACAGCGCACTCAACTTCAAGAATGCGCAATACAAGCCCGTTATGGATGTGATCGAACAGTACATGCGTGCTAATCCCAATATGACCACAAAGCAGATGGCAGATACTCTCGCAAACCTTGCAAAAGCAAACGAGAGCAACCCGACCATGGGCAACACAGACGGCGAGAAGTCTGGCGATTACAACAAAACCGCCGCACTCAAGTCTGGCGACATGGACGCCATGCTATCGAAATGGGAAGAAGACAACGCGGCATCTCTGCCTCCGGGCTACAAAGAGATGATTGCGGCTCAAGGCAACGGCATGCAAGACATCCGTGCGCAACTGGCACAGACGCAACAGATGCTACAGGCAGTCCTCGCACAGTCGGCAGGTGTCGCAGACGCCGCGAAACAGGGCATGCAGGGCGCACAATCCCAACAGATCAACGCCGTTCGTCAGCAAATTGCAAACAACATTGACCGTGTGCAACAAGCACTCGGCCTCCCAGACGACAAAGCAAACGATTTTATGGTGTTTGCTGGTGAACGCGGGTTCACGATGGAAGACTTCGTTGACCCACAGCTAACCATCAAGGTTATGCAAGACTTCAAAAACAACATGAACAGCCCAGAGATGGAGCGCATGCGAGCAATCGCACAGCGTCGCCAAGCCTACACTGGCTCTCTTGGTTCAACTCCTTCCGCTTCTCCCAGCGCGGAAGCTGGCGGCATGTCAGAAGGAACAACCTTCGACAAACTCGCTCAATCAGCCATGTCGAAGAGAGGCATGGTCTAACTTTACGCATACTCCTCAACCTCCCTGAAACTGCCCCGCCACGTGCGGGGCATTTTTTTTGAGAGTAGGGACGAAAACCCAAACCTGTCTGTCCTATACTACAACTAGCACTAAGACTGCGCCTCGGCCCAGTTAGCTAACAAGGGCAATGCGATGGTTTTATCCCGCAAGCTCGCTGAAACCGTAATCTTAACTGCCTAACAGAGGAGAATATCTCATGGCGGCTATTCAAGGACTGCGCGGATCAGGCGAGTTTTCGACTGATTTCCGCCCCAAAAACTACCGGGAGCTTTTCACGCTCTTGGAACCAAACGGCAACGCGCCACTGAACGCTCTTTTGGCGATGGGATCATCTGAACCTACAGACGACCCTGAGTACAAAAACTTTCGTGACGAACTGCCAGAGCGCAAACTTACTGTAAACGGTGCAGTTGCATCGACGTCTACAGGCACGATCACTATCGACGCCTCAGACGACAACAAGTTTGCAATCTCAGGTGCAATCGTTGTGAACAGCGAAACAGGCGAAGTAATGCACGTTACTGCTGACACTACAGCTACAACGCTGACTGTCACTCGTAACATTGGCGGCACTACGCACCAAATCGCAGACAACGCAGAACTGTTCATCGCAGGCTTTGCGGCACAGGAAGGTGGAAACTCTCCGACTGCCATTAGCTTCGACGCAACAGTTGCATCCAACTACACCCAGATTTTCCGTACAGCTTTCGCGGTAACAAACACCATGCAAAGCACCTACCTACGGACTGGCGACAAGTTGGATGAGGCAATGACCAAAGCTCTCAAACTTCACATGTCAGACATCGAACGTGCGATGTTCTTCGGTGTGAAGCACGAAGCAAACGGTTCAACTGCCCAGCCTACTCGCTACACAGGCGGCTTGCTTAACAGCCTAACCAACGTCGTTGATATGACCACGGACTACGCGTCTTACGGTGGTACTTCGGCTGGTGACATGACTGAAGAAGGTTTTGATGACTTGCTTATCACAACCATCTTTAAGTTCGGTTCTAAGCAAAAGATCGCTTTCGTTGGCGAAGGCGTTGCGAACCACCTGCAACAGTTCGGCAAAGATCGCTGGCAACCTACCGCTATGGAAGGTGCATACGGCGTCAACCTGACACGTTACAACACATTCGCTGGAGACCTGATGGTTCACCTGCATCCGCAGTTCCGTCAAATCCCGAATATGCGTAACGCGATGGTCATCGTCGACTTCCCATATCTGGTTTATCGCTACCTTGAAGGTCGTGATACCCAGCTTCTGGAAAATCGCCAAGCGGTAGACGCGGATAGCGTCAAGCACGAGTACCTAACCGAGTGTGGTTTGGAACTCCTGCAAGACAAAGTTCACGGCTACATTAAGAACTGGTCTTCACGCGTCGCTTCCTAATGGGGACGACCAAAATAGGTCAATAAGCGATAGTAAGGGGGCAAGTTTGCCCCCTTACTTTTTAGGAGAGACACATGGCAGAAGCGAAAAAGACTGCGACCAAGAAAACAACTACAACACGCCGCCGCGCTCGCACTGAAACTGGTGCATTCAAGGCAGACGACCCCAAAACACCAGACGTGAATGAAGCATGGGAAGAAGTCCCTGCTGAAGAACCGAAGGCAGAGCCTGTAAAAGCTCCCGCAGACGGCATTGTTTGGTATGAGAGCCGTGAGCCAGAACCGACACAGTTCTCAGTTGCTGGCTACAACCCAATCCGTAACTTCAGCAATGGTCGACTAGAGTTCCGCGTCAAAGCGGAAGACGTCGAGCGTTTCGAGAAGAACCATTTTTGCATGAACGCACGGATCGTTCGCAAGAGGTAATCCATGGCAGAGCAGAGCAACACAAACCCACACATCCGTGAGACAAACTCGCCACTCAACACACTGGCGATGCAGGCTCTACGGCGTTACGGCGACTTTCATCCCGGCACAGTGGACGGAGATGTGATGCTCATGTTCGTCGAATTTGCCAATATGGTGATCGACGAAATCCGCATGCACCCTTACCACGACGGCACAGACATCGACTACTACCAGTCGGCCACAGACGTGCGCCCGATCAAAGACGTCATCATCGTGCAGGGTCTGCTCTACCATTACGCAGTACAGCAGGGCAGTGAGAAGATGCAGGCGTACATGCCGACATACTTCCAGACGCTCAACCGCGAACTGTGGGCGAAGAAAAACGGTAACACGAAAATTCAAATGACTGTCGTCGATGACGGCACCAATAAAAACAATATTGGTGGCGGCAAGACGAACACAACGAATGGGACGGTTAGTTACTAATGACGAGTACGACCAAGTCACGTAGCGGCGTAAGAAGTAAAACTTTCGCATACGAGAACTTCCAAGGTCTCGACACGTCTCGTGACGTCACAAGCCTAGACACTGGCAAAGACCAGCACATGCAAAAGGTCAACAACGCCACGTCAGACTGGCGTGGTCAGATGGTGCGTGACCCTTCATGCAAGTTTCGCAAGGGTGAATACAAAGTAAACCACGTGCGTTTCTTCGGCACGAACGAGGTTTGCTGGGTCGAACAGACGGGTGCTGGCCTAAACTTCAAGTCAGAGCGTGACCACGAGTTAGAAAACGTACACCCAACTGCGGCCATCGTTTCATCAACGGTCTTCAACCAGTCTGTACACCTGACTGCACGAGCCAGACCGATGTATCGTTATGATGGCATTCGCTTTGTACGAAATCAGTCTCCTGCTGCGAACGAACTGCAACCAGCATATGCCACGTCTGTACAAAGACGTCTGGCGATTGCAGGTATTCCCGGCAGAGAAACACAGGTTCACCTGAGTAGGGTAGACCAAGACGAAATCTTCCCCGATGATGAAGACCCAGCAAGCACAAATGTTCTGCGTGCTGGCTTCATCGACGTCGCAAACCTTCTTGGTACTGCCGACCAAATTACAGGACTTGGAACTTTTGAACAAAACCGCTTGGTTGTGTTTACCGCTGACCGAAGCATAATTTACAGGATAGACCCGGATATAGACAGATGGGTGATAGACGACAACGCAAACATCAACATTGGTTGTATCAGTCACAACAGTATCGCGAATGCGGGGACAGACCTCCTATTTTGCTCGCGGTCTGGTATCCACAGCATCAAGCGTTCGGAGGACAACGGCATCCTCGTGTATTCCTACAGCCTGTCGGAGAAGATCGACCTGCTGTATCGCGAGCTATTCAACTCCGTCGAGAACCCCGAAACATTGAGCGCAGTCTTTGACCAAGATACAGCGCAATACCACGTATTCTTTCCGCAACCCGGCGGTCAACTCTGCAAGCGTCTGACACTGGCTATGAACCCAGAGGGCGGTCAGGCCGTTCCTAAGTTCAGCACAGGTGACTTTCTCAACGCACGGTGCGGTGCGTTCCTTGGCGGCAAGTTTGTCTTTGGAACGACTGGAGGCATTTACGAGGTTCTCAAGGTTGAGAACGAAGATGCAGACGCATTCACACCAGAGATGGAAGTTGTAACGCCACTCCTTTGGCACGGTAGCCTAGAGGATGTGAAGGAGACGCAAAGCGTAATTATCCAAGCCGCAGGCAAGGGTATTCTTACAATGGATGCACAGGACGAGAATGGACGAACCCTTGGCTCCCTTGTGATAGAGGTAGATGACACGTCGGACGACAACTATTTCGAGGATGTGCCATTATCCAAGCAGTATGAAAGGAAGTGGTCTCACCGTTATCGGGCGGCACAATACCGCCTAAAAACATCAGGAGGCGGTGGCCTGCTCAGAATTATCGGTTTCGCAGTGACCGTGAGGACATAAAATGGCTCGTATTAGACAACAGTTCCCCCAAAACTACGGTTCAAGCGGGAACATCAACAACGAATTTGAAAGCGTCATTCGCTATTTGAATGCCGCTGAGTTTGGCAACAATACTGTTGGTGAACTACTTGCTAAGATTTTCGATAGCAACGGCAACTGGGATGGCCCCGTTGAGTTCCAAAAGAACACAGGTGGAGACATCGAGTACCGTGTTGGCGAATATACAAACAGCACAGACGGATGGATCACTCTAGTTTCTGCCGCAGACCTACGCGGCGAGACAGGCCAAAACTTTGGTGAGATCGGTGCGCCAATCTTCTTCGGACGTGTGGACTACACTGCGACAGCCGCACAGACAGACTTTGATTACGCGCACTCCACCACAGACGAAATCCTTGTTTACGTTGACGGTGTCCTAAAGCGTGAAGGCGCATCAAACGATTACACCACAGACCCAACAGGTGGCGGTTCATCTGCTGGTTCGGTAGAGTTTAACGCTGGTCTTACTGGCGGTGAAGTTGTCAGCTTGTTCAAGGTTCGAGCCACTGCGATCACAGGCTACACACGCTCTGATACAGACACCGTTGGCGCACAGGCCGTGTTCCCATTCATCCACGACGAGAACACAAAGCTACAGGTTTACAAGAACGGTATCCTTCAGCGTGAGGGCGGCGCAAACGACTACACCACGTCACCTGCGTCAAACACTGTAACCTTTAACTCAAACGTCCCTGCTGGCAACACGGTCACAATCCTGACTGTTGAGAACACGTCTGTACAGGCTGTTACTGGCATGATGTTCGAGGAGAACTTCGTACACACAGACAGCGGTCTCATCCGCTTTGACAAGATTAAGATCGACAACAGTGACATCCCACAAGCAAAAGTGGCTACACTGACAAGCGATCTTGGCGAGAAAGCTAAACTTACCGTCTCATCCACGACGCCATCTACACCAGCTACTGGCGACCTGTGGCACGACACTTCACAGACGCCTAACCAGCTAAAGTTTTACGACGGCACACAGTGGCTTCGCACATCACCTGAAAGCTCGCTTCCAACCTTCACAACCAGCAACTCTGGTCAATTCGTTAAAGTGAACGGCACAGGTACTGCTCTTGAGTACGGCACAGTCGATCTATCGTCTGTTATCGCAGTTACTCAGAAGGGCGCGGCGAACGGTGTTGCCGAACTCGACAGTACAGGTCGTCTGCCAGTAACGCAGTTACCATCACTTTTGGCGAGCGACAGCTTCTATGACATCATTACAACACCGACAAACACTACCTACACAGTAAAGCGTATCTACAAGCAGAAAATCCAAGTCGACG